TCAAGACCTTTTGATATTTGTTTATAAATTCGTATATGTCCACTTTTAAAACCAATATGTACGTTTAATCGTAACAAAAACAGGGGCAGAGAAATTTTAACTAGCCGATCCCAACCCAATCTCTGCCCTTTTTACACTGTTTAGCTAAACATCCTAAATAAATTATCAAGACCAAGGCTTTTGCCTTGCAGTGGGACGTTGTACTCAATGTGACCGCCAGTTAGGCCACGTTTTAAATCGCCCTCTGGAGTAAATTTTATAGTTCCATCACCGAGGTTAAATTCTAGAGGGTCATCCTGAATAAACTGAAGCATTGGGTTGATATACTGACTTGCGTCAGAAACAAGGTTGGGGTTATCTCTTAATCCGTCTTCTCGCTGACTGTTTTGTATACTCCCGTCAAATGTTAAAAATTCTTGGTCTGATGTCAGCGGAGCAGGAGTTCTTGTGTCGATAATATCTTCTCTAGTTTCTTGAACTGGTGCTCGTGGACGAGACGGCGGAGCATCAGGAAGAGGGTTCAATGTATCAGAAATAAATTCTCTACCTTTAGACAATGCGTCAGTAAACAAGCTGAAGGGGCCGCTTCTTAAATCCTGATTTGCTCTTGGGTCTCGCTCTGGGTCGTAACTCGTACTTTCCATAGGAGCGTATGTTGTACCCGGAGTGGGAAGAAAACTTGCGCCCGGTATAGCCGAGCTTAAAAGACCTTCTGCGGTTGTTGTTTCTGGGACCTGTGCACGAAGCTCACCCTGCACCGTCATCTCACCTTCAGGGCTACCGAACAGTTTACCAAAACCTTTTTTTTGTGCATACTCTGGCTGTTGGTCAAAGTTCATATACCTGTCGAAACCAATGTCCAAAAGGTTCTGTGCTTGAGCAGGATCCATATTATAGTTGACCCTGTCTGCGCCAAAGATACCGCTAAACAGACCTGTGTTTCCGTAAGGGTTTTGAAGACTTCTGCCTGTTTCTGTTTTGTACCTTTCGTAAGCTTCGCTGTTGCGATAGTCGCCCATGCCAGAAAGTCTTTGCTGACGTTGTTTATCTGAGGCTGACGGCATAGAAAAAGTAAACCCTCGACCAGGGATATACTCTTGTTTTGCTTTGGTTAAGCTAATTCCTTGTCCGGGAACATAACTGTCACCGCTATCACCGCTATCACTAGAAAATGAGGGTCCTTGTTGACCAGTGGGTTTGCTGTCATAGTTTTGACCACCCCCACGAGCGTCGGCTCCACCACCTTCAAAATCAGCGAAATCATCACCAAAATCAGACATTATCTCAACTTCGTTGCTCTAGGGTTACCCATGTATGCTCGGCCCATGCCACGGACAAAAGCACCGTCAGCAGCCTTAATAACTTTTTCGTCATCACCACGACGCTTTAACTTTTTGCCTTTGCCTAGCATTACATTGGGATCCACTTCCTCCATCATAGGAACTTTTGGAGCGAAACGAGTCCCACCTTTTTTAGGAATATGTTTGCGCGCACCGCTTGGAGTTTCACCTTCAATTTTTGCTTTAGCTTTAGCTTTGCTCATGATAATAGAACCTTTATCTACTTTGCGACGACCTTTTTCAACCAGCTTTTTTGCTTGATCGTATGGAATACCGAGGTCATCAGCAAATTGTTTAATCCGTGTCATGTCTCTATCCTACACTATTTTTTTCTAGTCAACCAGCTTTACAATATACTCTTTGCCATCAATGCCCGTAGCTACTTCTACTTCGCGCTTCTCACAAGAGTAACGAGTATCTTTTTTGTCCTTCCAACCATTCCGTTCTATCTGACGTTTCATTCTTAAACAATCAGACATGCTCATCGGTCCAGTGTGTTCTATAACGCCACCACTTAAATACAGCAACAATGTCATTGTTTTAATTACCACCGTTTCTAAGCTTCTCTAGGTTTTCTTCCAAACTTGTAATGCGACGCTCGTAAAAATCTAATGTTAACTTCTGCTGTTGATCAAAAGGAGCCTTACCGCTTTCTATATCTGTTTGCAATTTTTCCAACTCACCAGCCAAATGCTCTATTAGCATGTATTGTTCTGAATCAGCCGGGAGGCTCCCCATCTCTCCCCTCGGCCACTTTATTCTGAACTCTGTATTATGCTTAACATTAGACTCCATCATTGTGATGTTTGTTTCTATCTGATTAAGACGTTCTATGATCCCAAAATATGCCCATGTGGCAAGGGATGCCGCTGCAACCATGCTTATGATGTTTCGTAAAGGTAGTGCTACCTCTGTATTTTCATTTAACTTTGCAGGCATTAATTACACACTTCTTTTCCAGCACAGTCTTTAGGAAAGCATTGGATGTTCATCTTAAAATACTCGTTGTCATAGTTTGCCTTCCACATGTCTTTTTGTAACAAACTGTAACATTGGTCTTGAGTAAAAGATTGTTGCAAAACTATTTGATTGCCAACATAAACCCATTCGGCACCCGTGTGTCCCCACATCGAAATGACAAGGACAAACTCTTTCATTTTTCTGAGTTCAGCCACACAGCCAGACTGCCTGTCATGGCCCCCGTGACCACCGATATCAGCGAAGCCTGCTGTGTTGTTAAATCCGGCTGCGAAAGTGCCCACTCAATACAGCGTATGTAAACGCCTGTCATGCACAGCATCATGAAACGTGGTAGTATTTTTAGCTCTAACAGCTTCCTTGCTACTTCTTCCGCACTCATCAGAAAACACCTTTAACTATTACTTCTTTCTAAATTTATCTACGCCCTTGATTCCTAGTGCCGCTGATATTGTAAGGAAAACTAGGTATGTATACCACTCAGGAAGCTCGTTCAAACGGTCAAAACCATTTTTAACAATCTGTTCCATTCCTGGAATGAAGACTAAAATTAAGGGAATTAGTATAATTACCGTGACGATTTCATCTTTGACACTGGATTTTGTAGACTCAGCCATAATCAATTCCCACTTGGAATCGTGAGTGGCTGCGGTTTTCATTATCTCCGCTTTCGCTTCCGCCTCAGTTTGCGCAAGAGTTGCCTTCGCCTTTTGCTTGGAAACTTGCCCCTCAACAAAAGATCCAGCCAATGAAGCAATGGGTCCAATAAGAGCCTGAAACAAATCACTGTCTCCTCTTCAAGTCAGCTTGTGTATCAATTCTATACACGTTTACTAGGTTACGGTCTTCAGCAATCTGCTGCTGCAAATTCTGCCGCTGCTTTGCTAAATCGTATGATTGCATCAGTTTAGCCTGATCAATCTGGAAGTCCATCGCATCGTTCATCGCTTTGCGTTGAATCTCTTGCGTATCGTTCTCCAGTTCCTGCTGACGGATAGCAACAAGCGGGTCTGGCTGCTGTGGTGGTGTAAGAAGCGGAGCTAACTGTTCTGTCGTATCCGCAATCTGCTGTGCAACCGCAGCTTCAAGAGCAGCGGGGTCAATCTGTGGTATCATCTCGCCACGGGCCTGTGCTTCCTGAACCACGCCGTTGAACATCTCCTGTACCAAATCACGAGCATGCATAGCCACATGCTGCTGAACATGAGACTGCAACATCATAAAGGCTTGCGGGTTAGAAGCAGTGGCTGGCTGTTGCAACATAGCAGCATGAACACGGATGTGTGCAATGTGGTCCTGCTCTGGAAACGCCTGAATCATCTGACCAGACAACACGTTTGCATTTTCCATGCCGGGGTCCATCGGGGCCGGGGGTTGTGGTGGCGGCAGAATGTTATCAATGTTTTTGATATCCAATGCATCATACATACGCCGATAGGCTTCATACATATTGTGCATCTGCGGTGCAGCTTGTGCTAACTGAAGCTGTGTCTGTGCCAGCGACAGTCTCTGCGCCATAGAAAAGATCGACGGGTCGGATACTGGGAGAACGTCTACCCGCCCGTCGAAATCCTGCGCCATAATAGTGGGCGGAATGTTTGGCCCAATTGCATAAGGATATGGCACGGGATTAAGGGAGAAGATTTCAGAAAGTAACCTAAACTCGTTTTTCTGTGCGTAATGCAGACGCTTGTGAATGCTGCTGATTACTTTTGAACCCTGCTCGATGAGAGCCACTGTTGTACCAACTGGAGCTTGCGAATTAACGTCAGCGACCTTTGAGTCTGCCACTTGTGCAAATCTTCTGCCAGAGTCAACAACAACTCCCAGAAGTTGGGCAAGCGTTCCAGATGGTTCTTTGTAAGGCAAAGGAATAATGGCGTTACGAATATCCCCACCAGGAGCGTCAAGATCGCGGAACTCACCAGGATTAACAGGCTCATCATCATTGCGAATGCGAACACCACGAGCCTTGAAACCACCCGGTAAATTTGAGAGAGTCCCCGCATCAATAAGCTGACGTAGTATTGAAGTTGCTGCACGAGACAGCCCTCCTATCATATGAAGTAGGCCAAAGCCATAAAAACCAAAACCAGGCAAAAACTTATAATGAACAAAGAACTGACGCTTCCGACGGAGAATGTCCGTCTCACGCCAGTTACGAACGACTGACAGAATCTGTCCAGATCCCTCATCCATTGTAACGATGTAAGGTAACTTAATCCCTGTTGCCTCACCCATCTGGTCCATATCCTCAAATCCCTCAAGGTCCAAGTCCACATGGACTTCATGTACCGTGTACATTTCATCAGAGTAACCCGGACGGAGACCCTGAATATCATCAGACTTACCGCGTATTGTTGAATCTGCCTCCTCGTCCTCAGAAGCTGAGAGTGATACGTCACGATATATACCTCCTACTTGTAGCTTTCGGATATCGTTCTCGCTCATGCGAACAACGTGAGTGTATCGCTCCGCTGTCTGTAAATCAGTCGCGCTGTACGGTACAATCAAATCTTCGGCAGGCACAAACTTCGACACAGCCCTCTGACGGACAGGGTCAAAATAAACCTTCTTGAACGTAGAACCCGTAATCGGTAAATAGAAAAGCATCTGATCTGTGTCCAGATCATACTCCTCCATAACCTCAGTAATTTGATAATTCATAAAATCCTTGACCCGCTGGGCCTGATCTTCAACCTCCTTGGTCTGCTGACCAACTATCTGTGTCTTTACAGGACCACCCGGCGGGAGCATTTCCTTGTACGCCTGTGCCTGAAACTGAGTTACAGCCTCCGATAACAACGGATGTGTTACACCAGACGCACCCATAAACGGCTCGTTCCGCTCTTCATAATTAATGCCCAACAGCGTTAAACCCCTGGCAATCGCCTCCTCCCACTCTTCACGAGAAGACTTGTCTTCATCAATCTTGCCACTAAGGTCCGAGGACAAAGATCCAAGGATCGAGTCGTCTAGTACTTCAGCCAAGTTCGCATTGTGATTGTAAACTTCTGCCTCAACCTCAACCATCTCCTCATTACCTGCAAGCATGATGCCCTCTGGTAAATCATCGATTAACGGAAGTTGGACCTCGGTCATTTGTTCTTCTGCTGTCATGCCTGGGCCGCCTGGACCCATAGCCATTTCTACTGCTGTTGGTGGTAGTGCCATTAGTTAAACATCCCTAGTAACCGTTCCATGATTGTGGGGTCAGCAGCTTTCATGCTGATACCTCTTTCCTTCAACGCCTGTTCCGCCGCTTTGTCCACTGCCTTAAATTTATCTTTTTCGGCCTCGGCACCTGATCGTTGATAAAATCTATAGTCAGACCTAGAAAGAGGTTCGGCGAAAACGCCTCGTCTAGCAGCAGCGCGTCCCTGTTGATAGTTCATCATTGTCTCTTCTTCATCCAAAGGCATGCGGGTAAACTGACCTTTTTCTTTTTGAAGATAACGCATACCAAGATGAGAAAGCTCTTCCGCCAAAACAGTCATAGCTTTTCCTTGGGCTGTTTTTGTATCGTATTTAGTTCTCCCTGACGGGAAACTGCCATCAGGTTCAGGAGCATGACCCGTGTCATAATAAACAGTGCTTCCCTTTTCAGGAGGAAGAAGTGACTCAATTCCTTGCTTCTGCAAAACTTTTTCAAAACCAGGAGCATATTTGTCCATGTCAGCCGCCGTTACAAATTCGGCAAAGCCCGGTGCTCTCGTGTCGCTGTACTCTTCCGACGGCAGCATCACCCCAGAAAAACCTTTGCCCGTATAGGTGTCAAAACCTTCAGGTCCAGTTCTCATGCCAGCGAGGATTTCCCCTGCTCCGACACCGTCAATCTTTACACCACGCTCTAATAAATCCAGAGCAAGCCTAGCCGACGGATTATCTCGAACATATGGATCAGCCTTTGCTCGTAACTCAAGAAAAGCCATCTGTTCAAGTTGCTTCTCGGTCTTCTCATCAAACTCTGGGACCTTGAGTTTCTTTTTCTCTTTGGCAGTTTTAGCCATTAATAATATTCCCGCTTCCTTGGAACGTAATCGTCTTCAAACTCTTCGCCGTCAAGCCTGACAAACCCGCCTTGGCGAAAGCGCATCAATGCCATAGTCATGCTATCACAAAAGTCATCATGGTCGCCATTAGGAAATGATGCAACCTCTTCAATGACCTCATCAGCAAATTTCTCCCCAGAAGGATACCACACTTTACCAGATTCAAAAATAGGCGAAACAATATGCATACGAGCAGTCTTATCAAGACCACCACCCCTCCGACGACCAGGGCTAAACGTGGCAACAGGAAGATTCAGTAACCTCATCTCATCTGCCAAAGACTGACCCGAAGCTTTCGCCTCAATCAACATCAACTCCGGGTCCCAATACTCAAACTCCTCCTTCGCTATCGTCTTTAACTCCGGAAAATTCCACCTACCCTTCTTCGCATCCAGTAAAATAAGATGCTCCTCACCCGTGCGGTACGGCCTAAATACCCCCCATGTCGTAATCGCAGAGTAATCCGCCGTCTCTTTCTTGCTATAAGCCGTGTCATACGACTGAATAATGTAATCAAGCTCCGGAATGTCGTCCTCTTCCCACTCTTTCCACCACTCGCGCTTGACCATCGCAGTTTCTTCGGACGTAGGATTCTGCTGCCACTGCGCATTCCATTTGCCCACGGACAACGAAGCTTTGACCTTGAGAAGCTCGTCCTTTTTCCAAAATTCAGGCCATAATGGTTCCCCCGATGGCATAATTGCAGGAAATTCCACAATTTCCCACTGGTCAGCCATGATATCCTTGGACTGTGCCGACAGTAATCGGCCCGTAATGTCCTTCTTTGACCACCTAGTCTGCACAATAATGATACTACCGCCCGGTTGTAGCCTCTGCCGGGGGCCAGATGTGTACCATTCATAGGCATTATCATATGCAGTCGTGGATAAAGCATCTTGTTCCGAGTGCGGGTCATCAATAATCAACAAATCCGCACCTCGGCCCGTCATCGCCGCTCCAACACCCGCTGCAAAATACTCTCCGCCCACGCTGGTCTCCCACCGACCTGCGGCCTGGCTGTCCTGTTTTAGGTCCGTGTCAGGAAAAACCTCCCGATACACAGGATCTGCTATCAAATCTCTGACTTTTCTGCCAAATCTCACGGCAAGCTCTGTATTCATCGTCGCTTGAATGATTTTTAACTTAGGATTTCGGCCCAAGAACCAGCTAGGCATGAGATAAGATGCAAATTCTGACTTAGAATGCCGGGGCGGCATGTTCACAATCAACCTTTTTAGGTCACCCTTGGCAATTCGCTCTAACTTTTCCGCAATGATTCTATGATGGGTCCCCTCTATGAAGTTTTCATAGACGTGGTGAACGTAGGGCATGAACTCTTCTTGTGCCTTGTCGCGCAGGTCTAGACGTTTTGCATGCTCCTCAAGCAGATAAATCTCTTTGAGCACGTCATCGGGCAGTAATTCTAGGCTGGCGGTGTTCTCCATACCCGAACGATAATATATGCCAATGAATTTATCAACCCAACGACACGACACGACTGTACTGCTGACCGTCCCCCCAATATTAGGGGGGAGGGGGGTGCTTGGAACAAAACGTGAACAGATAATTCTGTCAGTAACCCCAAGTTGGGGGGGCCGTGAACCATAGGTTGTAAAAAAAAGTTGTATACAACCAAATTAATTTACATTTAGGGGTTGACTATCCCATATCATCACTTATTATCGTAGATAAGAAGACACGAACCAAAACCGGAAGGTGTCAGATTTTTGACAGGAGAATCAAAAATGTCAAAAGCGGTCAGAAAGGTCGGTCGTCCTATTACGACTATCAAGTCTTCACAGGCTAAGTACCAGTCTCTCAAGACAAAGCGTGACATAGCTATCCGAGACTTCAATGACTTTGAAAAGCATTGCATCAAGGAAGGTCTGTTGATGAAGGTTGAAAATCCTGAGAAGGCGGTAACAGTTAAATCTTTCATCCGCCGTCACTTCGACCGTATCTGGGCCGAATAATCCAAACACCAACAGGGGGGCTGCGGCCCCCCAGAAAGGAACCGTTATGAAATACTTACAGCCAATTGCCAAAGCGATGGGATATCACATTCAAAAAGGATCATCTGATGGATATTCTGGCTATCGCATCATAAACGGGCACGGCATGTCTGTCGGTCAGTTCTTTGAAAACCTTGATGACGTGGCGGACTATCTTGCAAAGAAAGTCAAGTTTGCTGCTGCTTCATAATAAGACTAGGGGGCTTCGGCCCCCGCCGTCCGACAGTGTGTGCTGTCGCTGATGAGACCAAAAGGTCGAAACGGTAACGATAAGTCTGGAGAAACAAATGCCATTAAATTGGAATGCAGAGTCGGTAAAAGACTGGGATGATCTGCCCGACTATAAATATTCGGTCATCGATTGGACTATGCCCATAGGCTTAGGTCAGATTAGAAAAGACAATGTCGACAGGTGGTGTGACAGAGCACATTTCTATCGGTTGGTTCACGGTCCTATGCTCTGGATTGATAAAGAGCATAGGGACGATGATAAAGACTATCATCCCCTTGAAGACCGAGAGTTTATCGGCAAGCTTGTCGGCCTTCACACCAATGCCAACAACGTGCCACAAGCAGAATGGTTAAAGCGCATGTTTGATGGCAAGGTCTCAGACTGGGCATGGCAACGGAGAGACGAATGTTCTGGGGAATAATGTCAGTGATATTCGGAGCAGCAGGGGCAACCCTGCTGTTCACCGGAGCGGATCTCTGGGGACGTGATCAGTTTCCGCTATTGGCTATAGAGTTCATAGTCATGGGGTCAGTTGTCATAGCAACAGGAATCGCATTCGCAATCAAAGCAGGGAAATGGTAAGAGACTGGGGGCTTCGGCCCCCATTTTTTACAGGCGCGCCTGTTATATACGGGGCGAGGCCGCAGGCCGCAGGATTATATATACAGAGCGAGGCCGCAGGTCGCAGGACTAGGTAAAAAATATCTTGTATCACATGGGACTATCTGATACACTGGGAACAGCCCCACACGGGGACAACTACCCAAAATGGGTAATAACATTAGGAGAAAAAAATGTTAGATACGATGTCAATCAAGCAGGCGAGGAAACTTGCCAGCGCAGTATGCGAGGCCCGTGCCATCGCAGAGGAGCTATCACAGGACTTACATCTGGATAGCATGGAGCATAAAAACCAGCACGTTGCCGGAGCCTTTGAAGAACTGGCGGAGCAAATTGCTGAATGGGCAGAAGATTTAGCCCACATAGAAGGTCAAGCAGATGACCTGATCCAACCATATGATAGCGAGGTAGCGTAATGACCTACTATGAAAAGCTTCAGAGTGTCGGGCTTCCCGACACTCGCATCAACAGTCTATACGACGCTGCGAACACTGTTCACTCTGCTATAGCATTACTGGATCCAGAGAACATTGAACTGGTAAAAAAACATTTCCCAGAGCTAATGGCAGTAGCAAATCGGTTCGGAAACATAGAACCCATGCTGAGAAGCTGGGATGACAACTAGGGTTTTCTCCCGTACTGGGCCAGCGCAAGCTGGCCCAGTTTCGTTTTCAAAACACTAGGAGCAAGACTAATGGCAAAATATACAGATGAACAAATAGAGGAAGCCTGCGAAAAATATGTGCAGGATTGGGACTTAGAAACCTTGAAGGATTTTGCTGTTCAAGAGTTAGTCCATCATTACACAACCGTCAGCCATGCGGACAGCCTAGAAGCATTTATGAAAGAACAGGAACAAGATTAATTGATGAACGCACAGCACAGCCGTCAGGCTGTGTTGATTTTTTATTTATACATATACGCAGAGCCGCAGGCCGCAGGCCGCAGGATTACACAAAAGAACAAGGCCGCAGGCCGCAGGAATAGGGCTTGTATAATATGGGACAATCCCATACAATAAGAAAACAACAAGTGATTGGAGAAAAAAATTGTCTAATAAAATAATATACAAAGGCCCGTCTCTAATTGACGGCGAACCAATTGTAGTAATTGCAATTGTGCAAAGCCGGAACACAAAGACTGGTAACATGGTCCAGACCTATATCTTAAACGACAACGGAAAAAGCCCGTTAGAAAATAATAAGACAGGTCTAGACTACTCAATCTGCGGCAATTGTGTCCACAGAGGAAACGCCACAACAGACCCAAACAGAAAAACCGCAGAGAAAAGAACCTGCTATGTGAACCTTGCACAAGGTGTTTTGATAACTTGGAAAAATTACCAGTTAGGAAAATATGAGACTGCGGCCGGACATGCTGCTATCGCCGAGCTTGGTCGGGGTCGCATGGTCCGGATAGGCACATACGGAGACGGGGCCGCAGTCCCGTCATATATTTGGGACAGTCTACTATCTGAGGCAGACGGACACACTGCATACACTCATCAGACAGACGTGCCAGGCGTGCATGCTGATCCATCTCGTTTTATGGTATCCGCAGACGACAAAGAGCAGGCCCAAAAGGCATGGCAAAACGGGGCCAGAACATTCAGAGTAATAGGCAACGTCAATGAAATGATGAAGGGCTTTGAAATTTTATGCCCTGCTTCAGAAGAAGCTGGCCGACGTACAACGTGCAAAACTTGCAAACTTTGTGCAGGTGCTAGTATCAAAGCAAAATCCATAGCAATAGTAGCGCATGGTCCAAACTCAAACAGTCTTAAACATTAGGACAAAACAGACGGGTGCTTGTGTGCTCGTCTCTTTTTTGTTATCGTTATGCTAGATCAGTTTTTTGATTCTCCAACAACTTCGGGCCGCAGGCGCAGGGCGCAGGTGGCCCGCTCTTTTATAAAGACCAAAGGGCGCAGGCCGCAGGCCGCAGGTTCGAGGCACAGGAATCTAGATCACCAGAGAATAAGGCCGCAGGCCGCAGGTCATCGAATCTCGCACCTTGAATCTGGGCCGCAAGACCCCCGTCAAATAAAAAAGCAAGCCTCTCGGAGGGGCTGTAAGCAAGAAAAAAACTTACGCCACCACAGCGAGAATGACTGGTATGCCATGCAATCTGTGAGGGTTGTATCTCGATTGCGTTATTTTTTGTTATTTTTAACTCAACCCATACGGGTACGCCATCAATGCACAGGTAACAGTCTGGCATCCCTTCTGAAACACGGTTCTCAATCCGTTGGCAGTGGGTCTTTTTCGGCAGGGACTTCTTCAAAGACAGCCACAGTTTCTTCTCTGTGTTCAATGGCTTTGGCATTCTTTATTTCCCCTTCAATGAATGCGTGTGGATATGACTTCCGCAGTTCAGCTAGACGGGCAACGATGTCCTGTTTACTCATGTTGTCAAGCTGATGAATATGTTGCTGTTCACGCCTGTCAATAGTAAGACCGCCCAGAGCGGAGCGGATTTTCTCAGCATTAATTGCGGCAGAGTATTGCCCTGCTTCTTCTGCACCCCTAGACAATTCGTCCAGACGTTTAAGCTGATGCATCAGGGTCACACCATATCTGCGTTCAGCCGCCTGTCGAAGTTCTTTTATCAACTCAACAACATTAGGAAAGTCAGTGCCATTAAGAAATTTACTGGCCTGTATTCTGGCAGACTTTTCTGCGTATCCTGCCATTCTTGCACACTCAGCGTTGCTATGCCGCCCCTCGACATAAAGCTTGGCAAAAGTCTTCTGTCTTTCTGTCAGTCCTGCTGGTCTGCCGACTTTTCCTATAGTGTTTTTTTTGGGTTGTTTGTTTTCAGTTTTCAAAAATCGCTCCTGTGCGTCTCGTAAGTGATACAGTGATACAGAAGCGGTACAGCTGTAAGCCTTGTGTCATAAGGATTGTATCACTTGTACCGTTGTATCACCTGATTTCAAATTTTTTCAAAAAAAAAGTAAAGGCAAAAAAAACTTTATAGTAATGTGCATTTTATGCTTGACTATCCCATGTGGTCTTATAATATGGTCTTATGAGTTACGTTATTATATCGGAGGAAAATTGATATGACAACACAGACACAAGATTCATGGATCGAGGACGGTGATTTTAAATTCATCAACGAAGGTTCAATCATGTTAGTTCAGCCTATGAATGACGATGCGTCTGAATGGCTAACACAAACATCTAATTCTGCGTATGAGGCAGGGGCTGACTGGCAGTTCTTTGGTCGGTCTTTGGTCATCGAACCGAGGTACATTGATAACATTTTATGCCTTTTGAATGATGAAGGCTGGAGGGTAAGCTAATGAGTACAAGAGCAGTATATTTTTTCGAAGATCGTCAGAACGATGATGTCTATTACGGTGTCTACAAACATTATGATGGATACCCACAGGGTGCGGCAGCACACATAGAAGATGCCAAGGCATATGCTTGGCCTTTGCCAAGGTGGGAGGCTGATGAATTTGCGGCGGCGTTTGTTGCGGCAAACAAAAATTCCAAGGGCGGCGAGGTTCGTCTGCTTTCAAACTTTGAACACACATCAATCCCCATGATGATGGAAGAAAACAAATGGTGCGACTTCTACTACATTATCAGTTGGGATGATTACGACCAAGACATGTTCGTGACAATTTTTGAAAGTCGCTATGACCATGAGGAAAAGCTACAATACTGGTGGGAAACTGCCAGCATGAGACACAGCGAAATGCTACGGGCATATTCGGAGGCAAGCTAATGGGT